ACTTGGTATTTAAGTTATTAAAATCCTTAATTGTACTGTATTTAAGCCGTTTATTAAAAAATCGTCAAAAATTCGTCAAAAATTTATTGCAAAAAAATTTGGGATATTGCACGTGAAGCATTTTTTCTCATGTCATCATTATAATGAATGTATGTTTTGCTGACAGTTGCGACTGTATCACCAATAAGGGCAGCTACTGTTTTTATATCCACACCATTTGCCAATAAGGTTGTAGCATAAGTATGACGAAATAGATGAATATTAACATTTTCGTTTAAGCCTCTTAGGATATTGACCGGTGTTAAATAGTTTATGTTCCAAAATATTAATCCACTTATATGTAAAGCGGATGCTTGTCTGTATTTTTTGAGTATTTCTAATAATATTATTGGTGCGGGTACTGTTCTATAAGAATTATTTGTTTTTAAAGGTTTTATTAGAATACTGTTATTTGCGTCTCTCGTTAACTGTCTTTCAACAGTAATCGTACCATTAACAAAATTAATATCAGACCATTTTAATCCCATTATTTCACCAAGCCGTAGCCCAGAAAATGCAGCGATACAACAGATGATATATACATTGTTATTCCGCGTTTTAACTCTTTCTAAAATAAAATTTAATCGTTCCCTGGTTAAAGCATTTATTTTTTGTGAACCATTAATTTTTCGTGGTGTTATTTCAACACTTGGATCTTCGATTAATAATTTATAGGGAGAAACCGCTTTTTTGAAAATGTTTTTGATTTTTGCAAGATACATGTTAGCTGTGCTTGCTTTATAATTTAAAGAATTAAATATAACTACAATATCATTATGAGTGATATTGATTAATTTTAAGGTTTCTAAATCAGAGAATGCTTTTATTGCTTGTCGATAGTTTCGTAAAGTATTATAGGCTATATTCCTTTTTATATTGTTTAGGTACATTTCCGTAAATTCACCAAACGTTATACTATCAATACTATTGTCCATATATATTGGCGCATTTGCTTTAACTTCTTCTAGTAACTTATCGCCTGCTATTTTTGCTTCTCTTTTGGTTTTAAATCCTTGTTTTGATTTTTGCTTCCAACAACCACGATTATCTTTATAGGATAATATTACTTGAAATCCTTTATCTTTTTCTCTAAAAGTGAAATTATACTCCATTTTTTCACCTCCTATATTTTAAGTTTTTAAAGTGTTAAGTATTAAAATAAATTTATTGTTTAAGAAATTAGATTATATTATACTAACATTGCCGTTGTAAATATTTTATTTTTGTTATGGCTGCTACCGGGCGTTTGGTAGCGGTCTTTTTTTATTTCATTTAGCTTCGGGGAAAGATAAGATCCTTATAGAATTATCTTGTCCGTCCCCTTTCTTCGGGGACACTGGGTAATAATGTGATGCTCCTTGATTCCTAAAACATAACCAATCACTTGATTTAGCTCACCAGGCGAAAAATCTTTCATGTTGCATTCGATAAGCTTGATTGTTCTGGATAACAAAGTATCACGCTCCTAAACTGCATTTTTATTTTTTGATGTTTCTGCAGTTAGCAGTCCATCAATAAAGCCAATAACAATATATCTATCATTATCTTCAATTTTGCGGAACTTATCTATAAGAATTTTTTCCTGATCAGATAATACATAGTTATCTTCCTGATCGATATAAATAGGAGTGGGGCGTTCCATTTCTACATCGAATCCCATAAGCCAGCCTTCGTTTACATTTAATGCAACGGCTATCTTGTAGAGATTATTCTGTTTTGCCTTAAATTTGCCTTTTAAATATTGGCTAATAAGAGGTTGGCTTAATCCAGTTTTTTCGGACAGTTCAACTGGCTTTATGCCTGTGACATCTAACGCTTCTTGTAGCCTAGTGGCAAAATCAGTTTTTTTCATTGCAATCATCCTTCCTTCAACTATAATAGCACTGATATTAAGAAAAGTAAAGGATAAAATAATAAAACTAAAATTTAGTATTGACTTAAGAAAGCTTAAGTAGTATAATCGTCTTAGAAACAGAAAAGAAAGGAGGAACGTTATGAATCCGGAATTTGATTATTCAAAACTTAATGAAAAAATAATTAGAACATTTCTTACAAGAACTGCATTTTGTGAGGCTTTTGGGGTATCGACATCGAATCTTTCGTTGAAAATGAATAACAAACATTACTTTACTCAACCACAAATAGCTAAGGCTTGTTCATTATTGAAAATTCCACAATCTCAAGTTGGTAAATATTTTTTTACCACAAAAATTAAGAAATCTTAACAAAAGGAGCGCTGTTAAATGATTGTAGAATGTCCACACGTTGGAATAAGAGAGCTGTCTGAAGCGTGGGGCGTTAGTGCTAGGACAGTAAAAGAATGGCTTGCTAGTGCAGGTATTAAAACAGTAGTACGTGGTCGGTATCGTATATCAGATGTTACGAGATATGCCGATCAGTACGGTAAGCCGAAACTTTCTAATCGAGAGCGATTAGAGGTAATGCAGCTACAAAAAGCTTTAGATAACGCTAACGCTGAAATAGCAGAACTGCAAGAATGTCTGTTGAAAGTGTCAGGAGTAACAGCTGACGCTGTTCAAAAGATAGTTAGGCAGATGAAAAAAGAAACTGAAATAGTAGAAATGAGGCAGAGCAGATGAAAGCATTAATCAAAGTAGCAGGAACAGCAGTAGTGATGAAAGAGAGTATTAAGGAACAGCCTTGTGTATGGTCTTTAACTGCTTTGGCTATAGCAACAGTAGTTAAGCTGATATATGACATAGGCTACGCTATGGGGCAGGTGGCAGGCTTATGATTAGAGATTTTACCGTAGCAACTACTGCAATATTTGTCGGAACATACATTGCTATTATGGCTGCTGTAGTGACTGTAGGGGTGTTGAGATGATAGGCAAAAGAAAAAGAGCTACCGAAGTTGCAGCTTCGATAGCTCAGGTGGACTGTAAATTTTACGAGGTTTAGCGTCCACCTTCATTTTAGCATAGCGAAGGTGACTTGTAAATGGATAATTTATTGCAGGAAAAGATTGAACGCCTAAACAGGGCAGTAGCAATCGTTGACAAGATGAAATTAAAGGTGCCGGTGAGACTATCGCCAGTACCAGTCGTTGTATGTGTACATTGTGGATGTAGAGTGCCAATAGAGGATACACGCTGTAGATGCGGCGGTCAAACTTTTAGAGAGTTTTAGGAGGACGTAGAAATGAATGAGAAAGAAAAGTTAGCGGCCTTTCGTGCGCTTCAGCAGGCATACGGTGAGCCTAAAGTAACCGCAAAGCAGGCTGTTAAATTGCTTAGACGTGCAGAACGGTGCAAAGGGGGTATAGGCAATGAAAGAAATAAGACTTCTTACTGCAGATGAAGTTGAATGTCGGGTCGCCACGGTAAAAAAAGATAACAGCGGGTGTTCGTTGTTGTTGTATAAGGACGCCAGGGTCGATATGCGCATTCTTGACGAGACGTTCGGACCGATGAATTGGCAGCGGCATCACGGACGGGATAACGCAAATTGTATTATCTCGGTGTGGGATGATGATAAAAAGCAGTGGATCGAAAAAGAGGATACTGGCACTGAGAGCAACACAGAAGCCGCCAAGGGACTGGCAAGTGATAGCTTTAAACGTGCCGGGTTTAACTGGGGTATTGGGCGTGAACTATACGATGCTCCGTTTATATGGGTGCAGCTATCAAAGCAGGATTTATCTACCAATGGGAAAATCACTGCAAAGTTTTTTGTGAAAGACATAGAGTACGATCGGACTAAAAGTGAGTTTGTGAAGCTAAAAATCGTGGACAGTAAGGGTGTTGTACGGTTTGAGCTGGGGAAAAAGGCAGCTGCACCGAAAGCGCCGGCAGAAAGTGTATCAGCAAATACAGATGTAAATCCGGTAAAGCTTGAATATGTTAAATTCACAGGTACACAGTGCCTGATACAAAGCAATAACGGGAAATGGTACAGAGTAGAGGATCTGCCTGTTAAACAGCTTGAAACTATTATGAACGATGAACGGTTTTCTGCTGGGTATACTGCTATAAGAGCAACGATCAATGCTAAGGCGGTAGCAGCAAAATGAAGTTGGAAGGTTTAGGGATTCATCAGTTAAATAAATTTTGAAAAGAGGAATTAAAAATGGAACAAGTATATGGGAAAAAAGTTGAAAGTTATCATGACAGTACTGATAATTATATCGCTGAAAATGAAGTCACTGTAACAATTACATTAAGCGAATATCGAAAATTGGTGCAGGAAGTGGCTACAAAAAAATATGATATCGACAGGGCGAACTCGGCAACGTACGAGGCAAAGCGCCAGCTGGAAAAATTTAAAAATCAATATTTCGAGGAATTAAAAAAAGAATATGGCGAAAATTCCGAAGATGAAGATTAACGCAAAGTAAGTGGGCGCAAAATGAAGCTAACAGTTAAAGGTTTACAGACGTTAAAAGGGATGGGATACATAAATTTAGTAGTACCTGTCCCTTTATCAGAGGAAGAAGAAATCAATAAAATCGATCCTGAAAAGCAGTATGTTGTAGAGGTCAAGCAATGGCGAAAAGGGCGTTCTAACGACGCTAATAAATACGCTTGGGTATTATGTCAAAAGATAGCAGAAAAGCTGTCAGAAGAGAGCTTTCACAGCAAGGAAGATGTTTACAGGAAAGCGATCAGGGAATGTGGTTACGGCAGAATATGGCCAGTGCCAACTGACGCTGTAAACAGAACTATTGAAATTTGGCAAAGTAATGGTGTTGGCTGGATAGCTGAATTAGTTAGTGAATGTCAGAACATTAAAGGCTATAGCAATGTAAGGGTATATTACGGTAGCAGTGCTTATGACACGAAAGAGATGAGCCGTTTTATAGATTGTTTGGTATCTATGGCAAAAGATATTGGTGTAGAAACAAGGCCGCAGGAAGAATTAGATGAGCTGATCAAGGAGTGGGGCGTTAAAGATGGCTAAGAGTATCATACAGAAAGAAAAATATTGTTACCTATCTGGAGTGCAAAATGTGCCACTTGAGGAGCATCATTGTTTCTTTGGTTCGTTACGAAAAATCAGTGAAAGATACGGCTTTAAAGTTTGGCTTACCCCTGAATATCATAAGGGGAAGAACGGTCCGCATCAGGATAGGCAAACAGATTTACTGCTGAAAAGAGAATGTCAACGTAAGTTTGAAGAAACTCACAGCAGAGAAGAATTTATGAAGATTATCGGAAGAAATTATTTAGATGACTGATTATTAGAATACATTTATTATGAATAATTAATCAGGAAGGGAGAGGGCGTTTTGGCAGATGTAAAATGGATAAAAATTACAACAGATATTTTTGACGACGAGAAAATTTTGTTGATCGAAGGACTGCCAAGTTCAGACGAAATTATAGTGATTTGGTTTAAGCTGCTGATATTGGCAGGGAAGCAAAATAACAATGGTGTCTTTCTGATGAATGAGCGTATTCCATATACAGATGAGATGCTGGCAACGATTTTCCGCCGTGATATAAACATCGTTCGTTTGGCTCTTAAGACTTTTGAACAGTTTGGTATGCTTGAATTGGTCGATAATGTTATTACCATTCCGAATTGGAATAAACATCAGCAGCTTGATTCCTATGAAAAGAAAAAACAGCAGGATCGTGAGCGTCAAAAAGCACGTAGAGCGGAACAGAAAGTGTTAGCTCTTGGGACGAAAGATGTGAATAAAAATTCAGAAGGCGAAAAAAAGTCGCGTGACAGTCGCTGGACAGTCGCTGGACAATCGCGTGACAGTCGCGAAAATGTCGCTGAAAATCGCGGCCTAGATAAAGAAGAAGATATAGATATAGATAAAGAAAAAAATATAAAAAAAGAAAAGCCGAACAAGTCGGCTCTTGATGATTTAATTTTTAAATATACTAGCAATCCTGACTTGAATAAGGCAATCAAAGATTTTGTTGATATGCGAAAGAGAATAAAAAAACCTTTGACAGAAAGAGCATTGAATATTCTTTTTGTTAAGCTTGATACTTTGTCAGGTGGGAATGATAGCAACAAGATTAAGATTTTAGAAAACAGCATACTGAATTGCTGGCAGGGGATTTTTGAGCTGAAGCCAGAGCAAAAAGAAAAAACACAAGAAGAGATATTGCGGGAGATGATGCGACGATGATCGGACAGGATCAAGATACGGAAAAACTTGTATTAGCTGGAATGATGTCAGATAAAGAAAATCTTGATCAAGGGATCCAAGAGCTTTTAGATACTGACTTTACGAGTATGACTTATCGAAAAATTTTCTTGATGATTGCGGCGATGTATAACGACGGAGATCAGGTGAATGTCGGCACAGTTTTAGTAAAACACCGTGACGAAATAAATAGTTTTGGCTTAGGAGTGTCGTTTATCCAACTATTCGAGCAGTTCGTACCAAGCATAAAAACCCATATAGAACGGCTTAAAGAGTGTACTAAAGCAAGGAAACTATTAGGTTTGTCAGAGGCTATCAGAGGAGCTGTGGAGCGTGGTGATTACTGTGACGATGTGTATGGGAACATCGAAAATGAGTTGATAAAAAATACTGCTATTGGTGCAGAACGCGTATATATTTCACCACAGGAAATGAGTGACACTTGTGTATTGAGCCTGCGAGATCGTTACGAAGAAGGTCGGAGAGAAAAGAAAGTCATAAGGACTGAGTTCAAAAGCATAAATTATGCTACAGGCGGATTAGAGAAAGGCGATTTAATTATTCTGTCTGCAGAAACTGGTGGAGGTAAGTCGGCATTTGCTATGAACTTAGCCTATCAAATTGGCATAGTACAGAAAAGACCTGTGCTATATCTAAACTCTGAGATGTCAGCTGACCAAATGGCGCTGCGGTGGAATTCAATAATTAGCCATATAAGCCATTCTAAAATCAGGCGTGGAGAATTGACTGAAGAAGAATTTTATTACATCATCAGCAAAAGTGATGAGATGACAAAAGGAAAGCTACACACGCTTACTATACCGGATCTGCAGGTTAAAAATATTTTTTCTGAAACACGCAGAGCGGTAAAAAAGTATGGAATTGAAATGCTGGTTGTTGATTATATTGGCCGTATGGATATGACTAATGCACCATCAAAGGAAGATTGGCAGATACTCAAATCGGCAGCGCAGAAGTTAAAGACACTTGCACAGGATTTGGGAATTATCGTTGTGATGATTGCACAGCTGAACGAAAGAGGAAAGCTGGCCCAGTCAAGTTATATGTCACATGAAGCTGATTTGTGGATTAACTTAACAAGAATCGAGGAAGATAATCTGAATAAGTTTTATCCGTTCAATATGTTACTTCAGTTGAAAAAGGCGCGTAACGCAAGCACTAATAAGCCTTTGTTCTTTTTCTTTGATGGCGATACGTTGAGTTTTACGGATAAAAAGGAGCGTGCTGAAAAGTGGAACAAAGAAGAACAGGAACGGAATCGGCAGAATTTTACAGCGCTTGGAAAAATGACTACGTCATAACAGAACATCAGTTAGTACGTGAGGCTATTGTTAAAGATTATATAAGCGGATTGATTCCAAAAGTTATTGCTCAATGGAAAATAAAAATTATAAATCAAGCTATAACATTGAGATATAAGGAGCATTGGTAACTATGAAAATTAAAGCAACAACACCATGTTATAAATTTAGAGATGTTAAACCAGAAGAACAGATTGCAAAAATCAAAGAAGAATTGGCTGAGGTAGAAGCTGCTTACACAGAGTTTAAAAAAGTGCCGACAGAAGATAAGCTGCTGGCGTTGATGACGGAGATTATCGACGTTAAGGCTTGCTGTAACACGTTTGTTTACCAACTGCGGAAGAATCATGCTTTGGCGTTTTTGGCTTATGCCAAAGCTAAGCGAGAAGTCATAAATAAAAATTTTGCAAGAGGGTACTACTCTACACCAGAAGATATTGACAAGCTGAACACTAATAAGTCAGAACCGTTTTGATATACAGTCAGCTTTAGGAGGTAAGCAATGAATAAAATCATATGCGGCGATGCACTAACCGTATTACGTACTTTGCCAGATAAATGTTGCCGCTGCTGTGTAACATCACCGCCTTATTTTAATTTACGTGACTACGGTGTATCCGGGCAGATAGGACTTGAACCAACACTGCGGGATTACATTGCCAGACTTGTTGAGGTCTTTGCAGAAGTTAAGCGGGTACTAACTGACGATGGTACTTTGTGGGTTAATATAGCCGATAGCTACTCTGGAAGCATGAAAGGTAGCGCAGGTTATCCGCAACATGCTAAAGGCACCAAAGAGGCTGGGCGTAAAGGTTTATTGGGGCAAAAGGCTATTACGAATTGTAAGTATGATTTACCTGCTAAAAATCTAATGGGTATACCGTGGCGACTTGTATTTGCCTTACAGGATAGTGGTTGGATATTACGTCAGGACATAATATGGTCAAAGTCAAACTGTATGCCGGAGAGTGTACGGGATCGCTGCACTAAAAGCCATGAGTACATTTTCTTGTTTGCCAAACGGCAGAGATATTACTTTAATGCTGAGGCGATCAAAGAGCCTATTGCAAATAGTACGATTGATCGACTTGCGCAAGACATTGAACATCAATCAGGATCCGCACGAGCGCATGGCGGTACCAAGATAATGAAAGCTGTTGGCGGAAGTAAAGGTGCCTTCGGCGGTGTTCAAAGTCGGCGTAGAGGTAGCGGCAATAAAGCACGTAAAGAAAGCCCAGCGCCAGGAATAAGCAAAGGCGGTTTTGCTGGTAGTGTACCGTTTGAATATGTTACCGATTATCGTAACAAGCGTAGCGTATGGAATATGCCGACGACATCGAGAAGTGGTAAAAATCATTACGCTACGTTTCCAGACGAGCTGGCAGTTAACTGTATTTTAGCGGGTACTGCTGAAGGTGACGTTGTACTTGATCCGTTTGTCGGCAGCGGGACTACTTGTAGAGTAGCTAACCGGTACGGCAGGCAGTATATCGGGATTGATCTTAATCCAGCATACTGCAAGGCAGCGGAAGCCGAGATACCGATAAATTTGTTTTAGGAGTTTGATATGAACGCAGTACCAATCGAATTAAAGCAGGCAAACGAATTTGTTGACAAATTGCATCGTCATCATGCCCCGGTATATCGTGACAAGTTTCGGCTCGGCTGCGAAGTGAATGGCAAGCTTGTGGGAGTAGTTCAAATAGCAAGACCTGTAAGCCGTTGTCTTGATAACGGAAAAACTGTAGAAGTGGTACGACTTTGTACCGATGGAACTCCAGACGTTTGTAGCTTCTTATACGGCAAGGCTGCAAGGATTGCAAAGGAAATGGGCTACGCCAAAATAATTACCTATATCTTAGATAGCGAGCCAGGGACCAGTCTTAAAGCTGCAGGCTGGAAATTTGATGGCATGACGGGCGCAAAATCGTGGAACTGCCCGTCAAGACCAAGAAAAACGACAGCACCAACTTGTCGGAAGCAGAGATGGATTCAAGAATTTTAGGAGCTTGATATGAAAATAGGACTTGTTGATGTAGACGGACATAATTTTCCGAACATCGCCTTAATGAAAATATCAACTTGGCATAAAAGCCATGGGGATTCGGTCCAATGGGCCGGAAGTTTAGAGCATTACGACAAGATATATATGGCTAAAGTTTTTACTTTTACACCGGATGACGTTCAGGCGTACCAGGCAGACGAGATTGTAAGAGGTGGTACTGGTTATGATCTTACAAGTCGTTTGCCGGACGAGATAGAAAGTTACTATCCTGATTACAGCTTATATAGCATCAAGGATACGGCGTATGGGTACTTGACCAGAGGTTGTCCCCGTCAGTGTCCATTCTGCATAGTAGGTCAAAAGGAAGGTGTACAGACGTATAAAGTTGCTGATCTGCAGCAGTTTTGGCGTGGGCAGAAGCACATAAAGTTGCTTGATCCTAACCTTTTGGCGGCTCCTGAATGGCGGGATTTGCTTGGACAGTTGGCGGATAGTGGCGCGTGGGTAGACTTTACACAGGGGATTGATATAAGACTGATGACAGATGAAAAAGCGGCGGCAATAAATAAGGTCAAATACATCCGATTACATTTCGCATGGGATAATTTTGCGGATACAGTAAGCCTTGAAAAACTGAAAGAATATAAAACCGCATTCAAAGGTGATTACAGCAAAAGAGTGGTTTATGTACTGACGAATTTTAACAGTACCAACGAAGAAGATTTATGCCGAGTATATACACTGCGTGATTTAGGTTACACACCTTATGTAATGATCTACGATAAATTTAAAGCTCCACGAGAAACAAGGTTGTTGCAAAGATGGGTTAATAATAAGCGTATATTCAGATCAACTAAAAAATTTGAAGAATATGATTGTACGAGAGGTTAGTTAAAACGGCCGCGCATACTAACTATATACAAGCATAAAGGGAAGTATACCCCTGCGGAGGTGATTAGCCCGTAGGGGGCGGCCTTTTAATATAAGTTTGGAGTGATAAAATGTGAAACCATTAGATATAAAAGCTATGTTAGCAATGATTGAGGATGAGCCAGAGGATAAATATATACCGGTATTAAAGCCAGTACTTATGCAGGCTTTAACGGAACTCAAACAACTGCGCCGAAAAAACAGTCAGCTCGGCGGGAAAGTGGCTCGGTATCGGAGAGAGAAGAAAGCTCTAGAAATTATGTTATCGGCGGTAGTAATAAATGACGACGTGGAATGAACTACCAGCACACCTTGTAAGAAAAATACGTTCGGACAGCGTAACGGCGCCGGCGAATTTACCCGGCGCTGTACCTGTGCTGAAATATGGCAATGCAATAACTGAGGTTGACGGGATTCGCTTTGATAGTAGGAAAGAAGCAAAATACTATGAGGACCTACTTTGGCAGCAACGTACCGGTGCAGTAAAAAGCATTGAATTACAGCCTGAATTTGTTTTACAGCCTGCTTATGAGGCTGCAGGTAAAAAGATAAGGCCGATTATTTATCGAGCTGATTTTAAGGTGACGGAAGCTGACGGGCATATATATTACGTCGATACGAAAGGGATGCGGACGCAGGTGTATCTGATCAAAAAGAAGATGCTACTTTATAAGTACCCGGACATTGACTTTAGAGAAGTTTAAGGCGGTGGAGTAAAAAATGAAATTAAAAGCTTATGTGTGGGACGACGAATATAGCGGTGAAAGTCATATTGTTTGGGCAACAACGCCGGGAAAAGCTAAAGCGTTACTTGCAGCAGAACACGACGAAAAATTTACAGAATTACGCGTTAAGCGGCTGCCGTGGGCTGACCAGTATAAAGATTTCAATAAAATACCAGCAGCAGAATTTTTTAAACATGGCTGGTGGATGTATTGCTTAAACTGCGGCGCACGTGTCTATGATGATAAAGCAGTAGTTTTTGAAGAAATAAGTGTATATTGCGACGAGTGTGCGAAAGGATATAACGAGGTGGGAAAATGAAAAAGCCTAAAATCAAATACATAGGCTGGTGCCATGAGTGCAAATACTTGGGTAGTTTTCACTGTGGTATTTGTCCAAGGGAAAATTTAAGCGTAAAAAATTTTGCTCGTCTATGCCTTGGCTTAGATATCATATCTCCTTTTGGTAGACCTTCTGAATTTATGCCTAAGAACAAATATCGTTGGGTAAGAATGGAGCGTGAATAACAATGCCATATACTATAACGATTTATTTGAAATCTGACAACGATATTTACATGAAATTTGGTGCAGAATTCAGTAAATTCATTTCTGAGACAGACTTAAACCATTGGGAAGAAACAGCTATAAACGCTTTAATAAGCATGAGCGGTGGCACAAAAGCTATGATAATTAGCAAAAGTGAATATGAAGAAAATATAGACGAAACCAAGAGCATTCCAGAAGATGATTAGTGGATAAAGGAAGAGGGAGAATAAATAGCATGGATTTTATTTTTTTACTAATGAATTGTGTCGTTACAGCATCTATTATTGTGGCTATAGCGTCAGCTTTTTGGTTTATATTGGTACTTCTGACTGACAGCAGTGACAGACATAGTAATTTATATGTCATTACTTGCACTATAGGGGCTGTAACACTTATGTTATTTGGAATAGCATTGCTCACAGGAGGGTTGAAATGACTAACTACGAAAGAATTAAAGCTATGAGCCTTGAAGAAATGGCAGCATTTGTTGAGGCAGCAGGCAGAAATACGTGTCATAAAATATGTGTTTACAGACAAGGCGACGAAAACTGTAAAAAAATGCCATGTGAAACTGGTATAAAACATTGGCTTGAAAGTGAGAGTGAATAGATTATGAGATTAATAGATGCTGAATGGATAACATACGTACTAAGAAAAATAGCACAAGCCGAAGATAAAGATTTAAGTAAAGGGGAGTTTGGGCAGGGATATGTGAGTGGGGTATATCATGCTATAAGTGTTATTAAGAGTACGGAAGCGTGTTTGCCTAGAGTGTGTAAACACTGTCATTTAGTACAATACCACGACAATAACTACTGCGATAGATGTGGACGGCTTATAGACGAAGCCCCTACAGTAGAAGAACGTAAGCTTGGGCATTGGGACGGGGGCGGTGCTTATTACTGTTCTAATTGCAACGCATATTCCGCAACAGATGTATTTGGTGGCGGGTTGGATATTACTGAACAGCATTATTGTTATAACTGTGGGGCTATTATGGACGGTCAAGCTATATGTGATGATTAAGGAGTGAAGACATGAATTATCCTGATCTAATAAAATGGATATTTGAATTTGTATATGAACATTGGATATTAACGTTTTTGTTTATATTAGCTTTAAGAAGGTTTAGTATTTTTACAATAAATCTATCAGATAAGAAGGGCGATACAAATGTTATTAACAATAGAAAGCAAGTTTAATATAGGTGATAATGTACATTTGCCTAAGGGAGAACGTAAAGTACTTGGTGTTAAATTAGATTCTAAAGGTATCTTATATTTGATTGAAAGTGCAGACGGTACGAGAGAATGGGTGCAAGAATATTGGATTGTTGCGGGTGAACGAGAATATGAACGCGAAGAGTTTGAGAAGGCTATTTTGAACCAACTCGCAGAAGACAGAATAAATCCTTGGAAGAATTATTTTAGGCGATTTAGAAAGCAAAGCTAGAAGGAGACTGATATGCTAATAGAACTGTTACGAAAGCATACAGAGTGGTATTTTTTGAATAGGAAATATATTCAGAAAGCTGTTGATGATGAAAGAGAGCAGCGTACTGCAAAGAAAGGGCATACTGGGGGTGGAGGTCATGCTTTTATAAGTAATCCAACAGAAACATCTGCACTAAAGAATATTGAACCGATCAAGATGATTTCGTGGGGACAAGGCCCTTATCAAACTATAGTAATAAATCCTGAAGCATGGCTTGAAGTAATAGCTGAGACATATAAGGTTCATAAGAAACAAGCAGCAGGAGATGCTATGTTCCAGCGTTATGAATATAATAAGTCGCCAGGAGTAATTGCTGGACTAAAAGGTATGAATAGAGATACTTACTACGAGCTTCGCGAAGAGTTTTTAAACGATGCTGTCGTTTTAGCACTCGAAAAAAAATTATTGAGAATTAAAAATGTATCCGACAAATTACCTGTTCTGATGAGTTAAAATAGTATTATAAGTAAGTAGGCTTACAACAAGCTTGGGTTTGAGAGTAGTGTAATCTTCAATGGTACTCAAACGCGGCTTGCAGCAGTCGCACTGATAGTGTATAAAATGTCGCAAGGAAACCCAGTAACGGGATGCTTGCAAAGGTGAAACGTTCAAGCTTAGCGCTTGGACACTGCCCTGCCGTTGGGGTAATACGGCGGCAATAATGGAGCAGTACTCAAACGGCTAAGAGAGCAGTCTTGAAAACTGATAAGGCGTAGGGATACGCTGTGTGGGTTCGAATCCTACCTGCTCCGCCATACGGAAGGTTGGCGTAATCGGTAACGCAGCGCCCTGCTAAGGCGTCAGTCGAGCAATCGGCTTACAAGTTCAAGTCTTGTACCTTCCGCCAATTTAATCTATATAAATAATTCAGCATTAAAAAACCGATAAAACACGGTAATATACATCAAAATTTAGCATAAAACTTAATACAAAGGCACTTAACTTCGGTTAGGTGCTTTTTTATTTGCAAAGGTGGTGAGGAGAGATGAGGATAAATCTGACCGGCAAGATAAAGAAGATAGCAAAGGCATTAGAGCTAAAAGGAATGATTTATCTATATTCAAGAGAACAGGTATACAGCGAGAAACTTTCTAAAGTCTGTACTATGTATAAACTAGATCATCTAATGCCCTGGGATGAATATAAAGAGAAATATCCTGATAAAGCTGAACGAAAGAGAAATAAAGGTGCCAATGTTAGAGTAGAAGTAGCAAGGTCGTTTAGAGAAATAGATATCCTGTATTATTTGGTGAATGTGTTAAAGGCAGGTGATAACAGTGGATGAAATTAGTCAAGCACAGAAGAATTTTGTTGATTACTTTATAGAAACCGGTAATCAAACTGAAGCATACAAAAAAGCGTATCCAACGTGTAAGACTGATAATTCAGCGGCGGCCAGTGCTAGTAAACTGCTAAGGAATAACAAGGTGAAGCAATATTTAGATGCACGAATGGCAGCAGTTGATAGTGATAAGATTGCTACAGCTGAAGATGTTCTTGAATATTTAACAAGAGTAATGCGTGGAGAAGAAAAGGATCAGTTTGGATTAGATGCTGGACTAAGTGATAGGACTAAGGCAGCAGAACTATTGGGTAAGCGCTATATGCTGTTTAAAGAACAACTAGATGTAAATCTTGAAGGCGATATTGCTGGTTTAATTGCTAGCCGTCGTAAGAAGGGTGATAGCGATGCCTAGAGTTGCTTTATCAGAAAAGGATATAAAGGCATTAACAGACTTTCTTGGAAGTGTCAGTAAAGATCCTTTGGAGTTCGTACGGCTTGCATTCCCGTGGGGAGAACCGAATACTCAACTTGAAGACAAAGAAGGACCTGATGAATGGCAGATAGAACTGCTGAACGATATCAAAGAAGGATTAAAAACGCCAGATCAGGTTATCCGTGAAGCCGTTGCATCCGGACATGGCATTGGTAAGTCTGCTATGGTGGCATGGATTATTCTGTGGGCTATATCGACACATGAAGATACAAAGGGCGTTGTTACGGCGAATACAGATACACAACTCAAAACAAAAACCTGGGCAGAGTTAGCTAAATGGTATTACTTGTTTGTAGCAAGAGATTTATTCACTTATTCAGCAACAAGCATTTATTCTAACCAAGAAGGTCATGAAAAGACATGGCGTATAGATGCAATACCATGGAATGATAGTAATCCTGCAGCGTTTGCGGGGTTACATAATCAAGGCAAGCGAACTCTGGTTATATTCGATGAAGCTTCTGAGATATCGGATATCATTTGGGAAGTAGCTGAAGGTGCAATGACAGATGCTGATACGGAAATCATTTGGTGTGTGTTTGGAAATCCTACTCAGAGTAGTGGCCGTTTTCATGCTTGCTTTCATAAAAACAGAAGTTTATGGAACCGTAAACAAATTGATAGCCGAACTGTTAAGATAAGTAACAAGGCTGAACTTGAGGGTTGGCGGGTGCAATACGGCGAGGATAGTGACTTCTTTAAAATTCGCGTGAAGGGCGAATTCCCTTCTGCTAGTGAGAAACAATTTATTAGTACCGCCTTAGTTGATGAAGCAAGACGTAGGACGTTACAAGAAAAGCAATTTAGATTTGCTCCTGTGATTATAGCCTGTGATCCTGCATGGACAGGAGGAGACGAAACAGTTATTTATCTTAGGCAAGGGCTATTCACGAAAAAGCTGTTTGCGACTACTAAGAACGATAACGACATTGAAATAGCAGGCATATTAGCCAGATTCGAGGACGAATACAAGGCTGATGCGGTGTTTATTGATCTAGGCTATGGTACAGGAATCAAGAGCGCTGGTGACGCATGGGGCAGATCGTGGACACTGATTGCTTTTGGCGGGAAGTCAAACAGGCAAGACTGCAAAAATAAACGTGCTGAGATGTGGGCTAATATGAAAGATTGGTTGAAAGAAGGCGGGGTTATACCAGAAGATGACCAGACTTTAGCGGATGATTTAATGGGTCCTGAAACAGTACCTAATACTAGCGGGTTAATACAACTTGAAAGTAAAGAAGCTATGAAAAAGCGAGGTGTTCCCTCTCCTAATAGAGCAGACGCACTAGCTTTAACTTTTGCTCAATCTGTTGTAAGCAGGGAACAGGCGATAACAGAAGCACAATTTGATAATAGACAAAGGGTTTATGATCCGTTTGCCGGTATGTGAAGGGAGGTGAGACTATGCATAAGATTATGATGCAGTTACACGGTGGTGGCGGTGGAGGTGGCAGTGTTGAGCCTATAAAACAAAGCGCACCTGGCAGTACAGCAGCGGCCACTATTGATAGTGCGACAGAGGGAGAGAGACAAAGCCTGCTTCAAAAACTCTCTAAAGCTCGTGGCAGAAGCTATACCAATAAGACTGGTGGGCAACTTACTTCTGATAGTGTCAAGAAAATGTTGTTGGGAGAATGATTATGGATATCAAAGATATGCTGCGTGACAGCGATAAATTAACACGAAAACAACATACTATCTCCCAGCTTTATACATTGCGCAGCCAATATGAGCCAACGTGGAGGATGCTTAGCCGGTATATAAATCCGACAAGGGGCAGGTTTGAAGAAGATATCCAAAGCACAGAAGGGCATAGACGTGACGAATACCTTATAGACCCACATCCCCAAAAAGCAGTTGGTAAATGTGCAGCTGGTATCCACAGCGGGTTGACATCGCCGTCAAGGCCTTGGTTTGAACTTGGTCTGCAAGATGAAGAAAAAGCTAATTACCACGCTGTAAGGATGTGGTTAGATGATTGCCAGGAGATTATGAGCAGCATTTATTCTAAGAGTAATGCTTATAATATGCTGCAGCAGATTGAGGCTGAAATGGCTCAATTTGGTACAGGGGCTTCTCTGATGCTGGAAGACTACAATTATGGCATATGGATGCGGCCGTACACCTGCGGTGAATATGCTGGTGGTGTAGATGCAAGGGGGAGAGTTTATACGTTCGCTAGACGCTTCAGGTTAAGCGCAGAACAAATCGTTAAAGAATATGGTATTGATAACGTATCGGAAAGCGTGAAATCTGCTTATAATAACGGAAATATCACAACATACTTTGATATTGAAATGCTTATAGAGCGTAATGATGATTATGATCCTAACAAATTGGCTTTAGGCAATTTCCCCTGGCGCTCATATCACTATGAAAAAGGTGCTAATGACAAATTCCTGAAGATATCAGGGTTTAGGGAATGTCCGTTCCTCATGCCACGCTGGACCTTGATTGCAAATGGTGTATATGGCTCTGGACCTGGTCATAATGCTTTGGGCGATTGTATGCAGTTGCAGAAGATTGAGAAGAATAAACTTAGGGCTATTGATAATGCTGCAGATCCGGCGATGGCATTTCCTGCTTCAATGAAGAAGCTTGACAGAATGCCAGGAGGACTAAATTTTTATCCTGATGGAACTGTACAGCAGGCTTATCCACTTGTAGACCCAAGAGCAAAGGCCTATGAAGGCATAGGAGCATTGTCTCTGGAGAAACGGCAGTCGATATCTGAAACGTTCTATAACGATTTGTTTATGATGATTACCTCTCAGGACGGACCTCAAATGACTGCGCGTGAGATTGCAGAGCGGCATGAAGAAAAGCTCCTGATGTTGTCACCAGTACTTGAGCAAATGCACAATGAGGTTTTAGAACCTATGACGCTTCGCACTTTTGATATTTGTTTGAGACATGGGTTGTTTCCGCCTATGCCGGAGGAGATTGACAAAAGCGAATTAAAAGTATCCTTTATTTCTATCTTGGCCCAAGCCCAGAAAATGGTTGAAATACCTGCTATTGAGCGTACAGTTGGATTTGTTGGTAACCTTGCTGCTGCTCAGCCTGAAGTGCTTGATATCATCAATCTTGATGAAGCTGTACGAGGTTTTGCAGAATCTACTGGTGTCAAAGAAAAGATAGTACGTGATGAAAACGAAGTAGCTGAACTTCGCAAACAACGTGCTCAGGCACAGCAGGAACAAATGCAAGCTGAACAGATGGCTGCTGCTGCGCCTGCTGTTAGGGATTATGCTGATGCGGCCAGGTTGATGAGTGAAACCCCTGCTAATGGTGGCAATGCATTAGATCAATTGCTGGGAGGCGGGATTTAATGAAAAACAAAAAAATGAATATGCTTGCACAACAAGCGCTGGACGACTTGGACGTTATTATGCGGACCGAGAACGGACGGCGTTTTATTTATGCCATTTTGGAAAGCACAGAGGTCGAAACAGCGGTTTTTTCAGCTGAGCCATACTTCAATGCTTTCTTATCAGGTAAACGTGCTGTAGGCGTTGATTTGTTAAAGAATATCCGGATGCTGAACGATGGACATTCTTTGGAAATGCTGATGCGTAATGAAGCAGAGAGCGCTAGACACCCTCCTGATTTAGAAGATGATGACCTTTTTAAAGTAGATAACGACATAGCGGAGGTAAGACATGAATAAGTTTACACAAATGTTTTTTGAAGCAGATGGTGCTGGTGGAGGCGGTGAACCTGCTCCTTCCGGCGACCCGTTTGTAACAGAACCTGCTCCGGAAGTTGAGCCGAGTGGAGAGCTAACGCCTGCAGGTGACGGTGATCCTGTAACTACACCTAAAAATGTATTTGATGATCCTGTGCAAGAGCCTGTTGTTCCTGATAAATATGAATTCAACCTACAGGAAGGGCTGGAACTTTCGCCAGAACTGGAAGCTGATTTTACAGCGATTGCTAAAGACGCAAAGCTTACTCAGGAGCAGGCTACTAAGCTGATTGATTTGCATAGCAAAGTAGTTTTAGACGTTATGCATAAGCAGGAGGAAATTGTAGACGGTTGGACTGCTGAATGTCAAAAGCAGGGGCTTATTTCTCGTGAGAACATTGCTGCTGCTAAATTAGCTGTTAATACTTTTGGCGGTGGTGAGGCTATGCAGGTACTTGTAAATACAGGTGTGGCCAATCATCCGGCAATACAAAAAATGCTGCAAAACATTGGAGGCTTGCTTATGGAAGACCAACCGCCTGATGGGCAAGCACCTAAATCTAAGGAACCGGCCGACGCCGAGCTGTTTTTTTCCGGCGGTGGGTTCAAATAAAAATATTAAGGAGTGGTAAATAATGCCAGATTTGACAGGTTTCGCAACCCTTCAAGACTTTGCGTCTCGTCAAGGGTTCGACAAAAAGTATCAAAGAATTATTGAACTGCAAACCAAAACAAATAAGATTTTAAAAATTATGCCGTTCAAAATGTGTAACTCTAAGGACTATGAGGAAGCTACATTGCGTTATTCTCTGCCGGAAGTAGCGTGGAGAATGATTAATCGAGGGACTAAGCCGAGCAAGTCTAAAACTAAGCAAGTATCTTTTACTTGCGGCGAGATGGAAGCGCTGGCTGAAATCGACGAAAAGCTTGCACGAAAGAACAATATGCAGGCTTCTTGGATGATGAGTGAGAATGCTGCCTTTCTTGAAGCAATGAACCAAGAAATGGCGACTACGCTTTTCTATGGCGACGAGAAGATCAATCCTGCAGGATTCACTGGTTTAGGCGCTTATTTTTACAGTAAGACTAATCAGGAGGATATTTGGGCAGACCAAATCATTGATTGTGGTGGCAAGGGTAATAACCTGACTTCTGTATGGTTTGTAGGCTTTGGAGAGCAGCAGGTATACGGCTTGTTCCCAGAAGGCGATACAGCAGGTTTTACGCATGAATATTTGGGTAAACAAAAAGTAACAAATGATAAAGGCGAGGTATTCTTTGCTCATACTAGTAAATATAATTGGTCCATGGGCCTTGCGGTTAAAGATCCTCGTTATGTTGTGCGTTTGGCCAATGTTGATTTAAAAGATCCTGCTACTACTACAATCTTCGACAAATTGATCGAGGGTTATTATCAGATTGAAAACCCTGATAATGTTAATTTGCAGATCTTCTGCAATAAGCAGTTTGAGGCTTTTATGGCTAAGGCTGCACGTAATGACAAAAATACTATGCTGTCTATTGATACAGTTGAAGGAAAACCTGTTGTTAATTTCTGGGGCGTTCCGTTCCAGCGTTGCGCAGCTATTCTGAATACTGAATCTCAGCTTGTTTAAAAAGGAGGAATATAAAATGGCACGTATTGATGCTCAATTATTGCTGTCTGAGAATCAGGCCGTTACCGGCACAGACGCAAACAGCAGTGTTATTGATTTAGGAAGTACAGGCGGGTTTATGCATCCGCTGTACTTTGACGTAAAACTGACCACACCAATGACTTCCGGCAAGATTACTAAGGTTAAAGTACAATCTTCTGCAACTGAGGGATTTGATAGTCCTGCTGATGAGGTTGAGGTAAGTGTACCTGATTCTCTGATTCAAACAAGGGCTTGTACTGTGGCACAATTCTTTTCTCCAATCAAATATGGTAATCGTTATATTAGATTGGTTTACACCGCTAGTGAGGCTGTGGGCGGCAAGGTCTTTGCTTATATGACTGACGGCATTCAGGTAACTTTATAATGGCTACTTACAAAGTAAAGCGTAATTGTTTTACTTTGGGTCGTATGTATAGGCGTGATGATATTGTAACGCTTGCAGATAATATTAAGGTTCCTGAACATTTTGTGAAACTTAATAGACCAGCAGCAGTATCTTCCGGCAATGACGATCCGCGTTATCTCCAATATGAAGCAATGAACTTTAATGATTTAAAAGAATTGGCCAAAGAACAGGGAATAAAAACAAGTCAGAAATCCAGGGAAGCTATTATTAATGAATTAGTGGCACTGGCGCAAGATTAAATCAGCCGGGGGCATATGTCCCCGGCTTTCTTTATAACAGAGGTGAAATTATGGATAAGGTTGAGATTTGTAATATTGCACTTAATCATATAGGCGTAGCTACAATAGAACGACTTGACGAAGCCAGCGAACCGGCACGAGTATGCCGTCGCTGCTATGACTATGTTAGACAGGCCGTGTTAAGGAAATTCCCCTGGACATTTGCTACAAGAAGTGTACAGTTAGCTGCTCTTCAAGATGTGCCGCCTAACTGGAAGTATGCATATCGTTATCCTGCTGATGCAGTATGCCTGAGAATGATGTATAATGAACATTTTTGTGGCTTGCCGAGGGATAACCAATATAAAATCGTTTCGGATAAACAGGGGAAAGCTATTTATACTAATATCGGCAATGCCTGGATTGAATACACTGTAGATGTTACCGACGCAGATTTATATGATGCTCAATTTGTAGAGGCATTTGGTTGGAAGCTCGCTGCAGAAATTGCTTATGCGTTGACTGGCAAACTGGATTTAACGCAGATGTGTATCCAGGCTTATAACGCTTATTTTGCAGAAGCCAGCTCTACTGACGCTGATGAAGAACATTTGCTGGATCCGCACATTGACAGATTAGCGGCAGCAAGATTTACGGGGGCATAATTATGGCACTCTATCAATTAAAATCAAGTTTTGCCGGCGGTGAATTGTCGCCGTCTATGTATGGACGTACTGATATTGCTAAATATGACAGCGGAGCTGCTGTTTTAAGAAATTTTTTCGTTCTGCGTTATGGTGGCGCTGCTAATAGACCAGGCTTTAAGTTCATCGCGCAGACTTATAATAATAAAAAGGCTGTGCTAATACCATTTATGTACAGCACAGATCAAAATTATATTGTTGAAATTACTGCTGGAAGATGCCAGTTTTATACAAATGGTGGTATTGTTGTTAAAGAAGATGGCACACCATATAGCATAGAAAACTTTTTTTCTGATAAAGATTTAGAAGATGCCGCAAAAATAAAATATACACAGAGCGCTGATGTTCTTTTCATTGTTCATCCTGAACATGCGCCAATGACACTTGCAAGATATGGCAGTTTAGACTGGCGGTTTGAGACAATGGATATTACAGGTGGACCGTTTGATTTATCTAATCATAGTGGGTCAAGTGTAATAACTAAAACTTTAAAGTGGTCATCACCAGGGAAATATACACTTAATATTTCTGATAAAACAACTAAAATGAGATTAATTGTTGCTGGTGGTGGCGGCGGTGGGGGTGGTTTTTCTCGTTCTACAGGCGGGACTAATGCAGGCGGAGGAACAGGCGGTAGAGGTGCTTTGATTATAAAAGATGTTTCGGTGGTTCCAAATACATCTCACGAAGTTATAGTGGGTGCAGGTGGTAAGGGTGGAACAGGAACTATTAGTTATGAAGGAACATGGTCGTCTCCTGGAACTGATGGTGAATCATCATCTGTATTGGGGATTGAAGCTAGAGGTGGTGGGGGCGGCAGCGGCGCACTTGGCGGAAGAACTGGCAGTGATGATTCGCATGATGTCGTATATGGAACTGACGGTATTTCTTACGGAGACGGTGGAGCAGGTGGTGTTACAGGCAGTAAAGGAACAGGGGAAACTTTAAATGGTAAAAATGGTTCGCCGGGGTGGGTTATAGTTGAGTATGGTTTTCCTATTGGTGATAATACTACAGTAAAAGCTTCTGATGTTTATGGAAATATAACTGTAACTTCTACCTCTAGTATTTTTTCAGAAAGTGATAAAGGACAACTTTTTGCCCTAACTCATTTTTTAAAAACAGACTACAAAAAGGGTATTCCAAGTAATAATGGAGAAAATTTACAGGTTAGTGTATTGCCAAAATCTAATGTCTATGTAGAGAGTTTCGGATTTTGGAATGGTAATTTTAGTTTGGAAAAATATGATCCTGTTTCTTTAAAATGGGTGAACATAAGAACACAAAGCGGGAACAGAAGCCAGAATTATAGCTTGACTGAGGAGAACACGTCTGAAAGTATTGCTAACTACAGAGTTACTTCTACTGAATTTAATACAGACGTTTGGAGCGGTGAAAATGAGAAGCAGAGAGGCTATATAACCATTCAAAGCATCGGGGGAGATTATACGGGGCATGTATTGATTACTGAATATGTTAGCCCTACAGTAGTTAAAGGGACTGTAAAAAAACAGTTGGCTTCTACAGATGAAACCCGTGATTTTGCTTTTGCTGCTTGGAATGGTGAAAAAGGGTATCCTTCTGCAACAGGGTTTTATGAAGACAGGTTAGTCTTTGCGGGAAGCAAAGGATTTCCGCAGACATTCTGGACAAGCAAAACAGGAGACTATTATAACTTTGGAACAAGCATACCGTCTGCCGATGATGATGGAATTACGGCCACTTTAAACGGTGGACAAATGAATGGCATTAAGGCAATTATAGCTTTTGGTGAAATGCTGCTGTTAACAGCCGGCGGAGAATTTAAAGTAAGTGGCGGCGGCAAAGCTATTACAGGAAGCAATGTTTTAAGTCAACCGCAGGAATATAGGGGTGTGTCAGATGTTAATCCTGTCACTATCGGTAGCAGGATTATTTATGTGCAGCACCAGGGCAATATCATACGTGACCTTGCTTACAGCTATGATGTTGATAAATATACCGGTGATGATTTAAATTTATTGGCTTCGCACTTGTTTGAAGGGCATAAAATAATATCTATGACTTATCAGCAGATACCTAACAGTATTGTTTGGTGTGTGCGTGATGATGGTTCGCTGTTAGGGCTTACCTACATCAAGGAACAGGATATCTACGCATGGCACCAGCATACCACGGCAGGCGGGAAGTTTGTTAGTGTATGTAATATCGGAGGGTCAACAGAAGATAAGTTATATGCAGTAATTGAGCGTGGCGGGCAGTATTATGTGGAAATAATGGAAAGCCGTGATAAAAGTACTAATGTAGAGGATCAGTTTTTCGTAGACAGTGGTATAACCTATGAAGGAGAGCCGACCGATGAAATATCAGGTCTTGAGCATTTAGAAGGTTATACTGTGGCTATATTGGCAGATGGAAATGTACTTCCTCAGCAAACTGTAGAAAACGGCAAAGTTTTTCTTGGAAATAAATACAAGAAGGTCCATGTAGGGCTGCCTATAGATGCGGAAATAAAAACACTGCCTATAGATTTTACAGCTCAAGATGGCACATATTTAAGTCGGAAGAAACGAATTGCTACAGTTACATTATTACTTAAAGATAGCCGTGGTGGATTATTTGGAATGAAGGAGAATGAATTAGATGAGTTTAAATGGCGCAGTAATGAAGCCTATGGGGAACCGATTAGTTTGCAAACAGGTAAGTTTAAAGTAACGATCAAGTCTGCTACTTATGATGAAACTCAGCAGATAACAATTAAACAGCCTGATCCGCTGCCGATGACTGTATTATCTTTGATTCCGGAAATAGAAGGGTAAGGTGTATTATGGCAAAGTATGAATTTGTAAAGCCCACAAGGGCAGATGCTGAGTATATAGCGGCTAATCTTAAACCAGATAATTACAGTGAACTATTTTGTGCTATTGGCCCTAATGCTCTTGATGATATTTTAGATGGATTGAAGCACAGTGATGAAATCGGTTGCCTGCATATCAACGGCGTACCCGCTGCTGTATATGGAGTGAGAAAAGCTTCGCTAATGAGCGACGAGGGGCGCGTATGGCTGCTTATGACGAAGGAAACGGAGAACCATAAGGTATTTGTCGGAAGGCAGACTAAAAAGGCTGTAAGAGGGCTTTTAAAGAGATACGACAGGTTATATAACTGGGTCAATGTTGGAAATGATAATATAATGCGTTGGCTTAAATGGCTTGGCGCAGAAATACATGAACCAGCGCCGCATGGAGTTTATAATCTGCCGCATCACTTTTTTGAGTTTAGAAAGGATGATGAATAATGGGCGTAGCGGCAGCAATAGGAGCCACTCTTTTGGGTGGCTTTATTTCGGGCAGAGCGCAGCAGCAGCAATATAACGCTGCCGCTCAACAGGCAGAGGTAAATGCTCAGATAGCGAATCAGAACGCAGATAAACTGCAGGCACAGGCTGAAGAACAGTCTAAGTCAAATACTATCAACGAAGAAAACAAACGCCGTCGTATGAACGCTATGTTAAGCCAACAGAGGGCTAATATAGGCGCTTCCGGTATAACAGCTTCAGGCAGTGCGGCAAATGCTTTAGCTGACAGTGCGTATAATATGGAAACAGAGCTTGCTATCGAACGCTATAATTCAAGGCAAGGCGTTGAGAATATTTTTCAGCAGTCTACTGACCTTGTTAATCAACGTGATATCTATAATCAAAATGCACGCAATTACCGTAAAGCCGGTAAGCGTGCACTTATGAATAATATGCTTATGAGTGGGTTATCCCTTGCAGGTAGTTTATACAGTCCTAAGAGCGCAGGAAAGCAAGGTGCTTCCTCCAGTTCTTCAACTCCTAGTGTAACAACAGGTGCTACATATCAATTCAACAGTAGTGGAACTGGCTATAGACAAGGCAATTACAGTTATTTCCCGACGAAGCCGAAAACTTACTTCTAAAGTGAGTTGATGAAGAGAACATAGTTAAGTAATACGGACTGTACTTGTATTAATACGGACTGTGCTTGCATTAGGACGGAATGTATTATATAATAAACGAAAAGAGATAGTCAGTGGTCGCACGCTGGCTCTCCCTCATAATCGTAAAACGTGAAAGGAAGCCGCGCGCCACTGGTGTTAGCGGCTTATTTCATGGCTATTTACAGCCTAAAATGACAATAGCTATTAATGTACTAAAAGCAATCATCAAAGACAATGCTTCATAAGTTGACAATAGCTATCACCCCCCGTAAGGGAAGCCAACACACTGACTATCTCGGACAACATTATAACACACCTTTAAGCGCTTAACAATTTGTTAAAGCGCTTTTTCTATACCCAAAAGGAGGCTAGAATATGGCAATCGACATTTTTCAAGTAGGTGCGCAGTTAGGAGCACCGGCAAGTAAAGTATCTAATGTCCGCTATGATAACAGCGGTCAGCAGGCTGTTGCAAGAGAATCATCCCAGACCGGTAGAATTATTCAGGCCGGTGTTGAACAGGTAAGAGAGCAGATCATAAGAACCGACGTTCTGCAGGCTAATAATGAGTATGTAAAACGTACTAACGATCTAAGAATGCAGTTGATGCAGAAAAAAGAAAAAGGTGCTCTTGACATTGTCGGTGAGTATGAAGCTGGCGAAAGAAAGATACGCAGCGAACTTATGGCTCAAAGTCCTCAAAGCGTAAAGTACGGCAAAGGTGCTATGTTATTTGATTACAGCACCCAGCAAACTGATAATGCTAATCGCAGAGTTTTGGGGCAATACAGAGCGCAGCAGTTTGAAGCTTGGCAGAATACTACTTATGAAAACAATCAAAATCAGATTACGACAACGCTAATGCAAAATCCAAATGATCCTCAAGCTTTGAAAGATGCTGTTAACAAAACAATCTTTAGTGTTGAAGATATATTTGGAACATATGGTGAAGAACGTGTTGAATTGGAAACTAACAAAGCGCTTGGTAGACTGGGTACAGCAGTAATTAAACAGGCTATAGTTAACCAGGACTACACAGAAAGCAAAAGACTTGTGCGATATTTTAATGATGTTTTGACACCTGATCAGCGTAATTCTTTCAATTATATAATTAATCAGAAAGAGCAACTCGAAAATAGTTATAAAATAGCTCAGCAACTTTATCAACAATATGGAAATGATAGCGATGCTGCGATGGCTGCGCTAGAAAGTATGAAGAACGGAACATCTAGTTTTGATAGTTTTGTGAATGCTATATCCGGTCAAGAAAGTGGCGGGAATTATGATGCTGTAAATGCACGTACAGGTGCAAGTGGTAAATATCAAATAATGCCTGAAAATTGGCCTGCTTGGAGTAAAGAGGCGGGATTGCAAGATAATGCTAAAATGACGCCTGAAAATCAAGAGAAGGTAGCTAGATTTAAATTAAAGCAGTATTGGGATAAATATGGGCCGAGAGGTGCTGCTATTGCTTGGTATGCTGGAGAAGGTGCTTTAAGCTACAGCGAGGAGGCTTTGAATAGGAAACAAGGCAATGGTGATGAACCATCCATTAATGAATATGCAGATAGTATATTAGGCAGAATGGGTACAGAAAGCCCTAAAATGAGTTTTGAAGAGGGTCAAACAGTTTCCAAAATATATAAAAATATAATTAAAGATCAAGAGGAACGTCAGAAGAAGTATAATGATCTTTTATATAGAAAGATTGTTGGTGATATTTATGGGATGCAGCAACAAGGGGTCTCTTATGAAGCGGCAATTGATTGGATTAAATCTACTGCTGGTTTAGATATTGAAACTGGCAAGAAAATGATATCTGCAGCAGATTATTTTTACGGTACTAATGGTAAAAAAGGTAGCAATAAAGCATCATCTACAACAGTAAAAAGAGTAAATGATATGCTAGGTGATCATGCATTTGCTACACGTGAGGAGTATCTTGAATTTGCAAAAGAACAAGGATTAAATGCTGATCAAATTTATGAGGCTAACAAAACATATGATAAATATAAAGAAGGAAAAGGGGAGTTTGCTTATGATTGGAACAATGATATAAAATATCAAATTGTTGGCGATATTGATGAAAATCCTGCAAAAGAAGCAGCTTGGATAGGTGCGAAAGCTTTATTGCAAGAGTGGATTATAAGTGAGGAACAAAAAACAGGAGTTACTCCGCCGTTATATCAAGTAATTGAAAAAGGCAAAGAATTTATAACTAAGCAGCCAGTAGGATATATGGAAACTAGGGGGACTTTTTTAAATAGGAATGAAACGGTTGAATTAAGTTTGGCTGATTATAAACGTAGTGGAATAGAAAGTGTCACAGAAATTGGTGAAGATTTATATTCTGTAAGATTGTCTAATGGTACAACAGAAATTATGAATGCAGCAAGGTTATATACAATAACGAGGTGATAAATATGGATTCTGAAAAAATGAGAATATTACAGTCTGAGTTTGAATCAAGATATAATCCTTTGACTTATAATGCTCTTCACGAACCTAAAAAACTCTCTATAGAACAGAGGAATTTTGACTTTCTTGACCAACAGTATGTGAAAGATAGAGAATGGAAAGATGTAAAATCTTTTTACAATGGGTCTATCAATTTATTAGAACGCAGTGTTTTAGGAACTTTAGCAATGGCCAGAGATTATAATATTGCCACAAGAAGAGAACGAGAACCTAATTATCAGCCAATGACAGAGGGAGTAGCAATTATTGACGAAGCCTTAAAGTCTGAACATCTGCAGCCATTTAATGTAAAAGGAGATACTGTTGCAGAACAATTTAGATTAGACTTAGTACAGGGAGCCGGGCAACTCGCTACCCAGGTGGCTGCAACAGTTTTTACAGGTGGCGCCGCTAGTACAGCGTTAATGGGCGCTCAGATTGCAGGAAATCAATACTTGGATCTAAAAGAAGAAGGTGTTGATACTAAGAGAGCGGCTCAGGCAAGTATCGCAAATGCAATAATACAAACTCCTTTAGAAAGATTATCTTTGGGGAAACTGCTGAAAAGAGTTCCGGCGGGAAGCACATTAGGTAAAAAATTAAAACAAATAGGTGAAAGCGCATTAACGGAAGCTTTTACTGAAGGTATTCAACAGTATCCGGAAGAAATTACGAATATGATTGCTAAAAATGAAGGTAAAAGTATTCAGGAATTAGCCGCAGAATTTGATAAGAATGTTGGGACATATACGAAAAATGCTTTGTATGCTGGATTAATTGGTGGTATTTTAGGTGGCGGCGCGTCTACTATTAGAGTAGCACTAGATCGTAATGTTCATAAAGAACAGCTTAATACACTTGAAGAAAGAATAGATAATGTAAAAAAAAGCGGAGCGGAACCTGCTTATGCTGCTAGTGTTATCAATTCTAATTTGCAGGGAAGTAAAATATCTATAGATGCCGAAGCCTTATATCAGTACGCTCAAACTCAGAATATTGATGAAATAGCGGCATCTTTGGGCGTTGAAGCTAATAATATCGAACGTGCTGCTCAAGAAGGCCTTGATATCGACATTATGCAGGGAAATTTTGAAGTAATGGCTGCACAGAAGCCCGATTTTTATTCTGCTGTTAAAGATAGCATTATTTTTGAAGATAATGGATATTCTATAAGTAAGGAAAAAATGCAAAAAGAATTGCAAAAAGAATATCAGCGTTTAGATATTAATGATGAAGAATTTAGAGTATGGAAAGATACGCGTATTCAAGAATTATTAAGTGCAGGAGCAACTAAACAGGAAGCATTAGATACGGTAGCTTTATTAAGCAGTCATGCTAATATTGCTAATCCTGATGACCCTATGCAGTATTTCAGGGATAAACCTGTAAGCTTCAAGCGTGTTGTCAGTACGCCTAATGGCCGATATATGCAAACTAAAAGCGCTAACGAAAAATTGCTTGAGGATGAAAATAACTTCGCTGCTAATATTGATAAGTTTATATCAGGAAAATTGGTAGATAAAACTATTAGAGTAATGCAGACACCTCTTGCGTTAGAAGTTGCTGGTGCTAAAATATTGCCGGTAGATATGTCTGTTGAAAATCTTGATAAAGTTTTAAATGGAAAACATAAAAGTGATATGTCTGCTGATATAGTGAAGCAGATACCTAGGGCATTAACTGATCCCTTAATGATATTTGATACCTATGATGGTAAGAATGGTGCAAAAAGAAAAATAGTTGCTCTAGATTTAAAATCTAAAAATGGAGCAACCATTGTAGTGCCTTTTGAGCTTGAAGTAGATAATAAAAGCAATAAATATGTTATGAACGAAATTATAAGCGCATATGGTAAGACTGACAATAAGACAGGCGAACCACGCTATGAATGGTTTGCTAAGCAAATTGAAAACGGAAAATTAAGATACATCAATAAAGAAAAAACCGCTAAACTGATTGAAAACGAGAAGCCCGAATGGCTCATGCCGTTTTCAACAGATAGCGGTTTTGTTAAGACTGACAAGTTGTTACAATCTCCTAGCAGCGATTCCGCTAGCAGAATAACCGACCTTGACAGTCTTCTTAATAATAGTATACCAGATGAAAATGCACTTCGCAAGAGACGAGAAGAAATGCAGGGATACTACCAGGCCGAAGGGAAAACTAAAGGCGCTATCACCTGGGACGAAGAAGGCAAAGCAATTATCAGCCTGTTTGAAGGGGCTGATATGAGCACTGTTATTCATGAAGCTGTCGGCCATTACTTTATTGAGAACCTCATGCGTGAAGGGGCACTCCCTAATGCTACAGAGCAGATGAAAAAAGACCGTCAGACTATGCTTGATTATGCTGAATTGACTGAATTGGAATGGAATCAGTTAAATAAACCGTTTGAAGAATTAACAGAAGAACAACAGAAACGTAAAACTGCTGCTCATGAGCGCTGGGCAACTGCTGCAGAGCAATATATTATGCTTGGAAAATCTCCATCTAAAGAAATGCAGGGGCCTTTATCTAGGTTTCAAAAGTGGTTACTTGAAACCTATAAAACAATTAAAGACTTTATTTCTACAAATGAATATGCTGTGCCTATAACACAGGAAGTGCAAGAAGTATTTGATAGGATGCTTGCCAGCCAAGAAGATATTAATATTATGGAGCGTGTTGACGGATATTTTGCTAAGCTGCCTTCGGTAATTACAGATAACCTTTCGGAAGCTTCAAAACGCAGACTGCAGAATGTTATAGTTAAAGCGCATGAAAAAGCAGTAAACCTTCTGACAAAGCAGAGCCTTGAAAATTTTACTGATCAACGTAAGATGCAAATTGAAGAATATCGAGCAGAAATATTACCTGCGATACGTCAAGAGTTGGAACAACAGCCAATTTATGCAGCAGAAAATATGTTATTAGAAGATTTCCCAAAATATAAAACAGGTAAAGCTGTTGCAGAATATTATAGAAAACTTTTATCTAGAGCTATGGATATAGAATCAAAACCGCTCAATGAAAAAGAAGAATTGGATATTGTTAAATTTGATATGATATCTGAAGCTAGTGGGTTTACTTCTGGAGATGAACTTTCATCAAAATTATTAAGTGAGCCGGCATTACAACAGGCTATTACTTTATATGCGGATGAGATGGTACAGACTAAATTCCCGGATATTTATAAAGAACGCAGATTAGCAGAACAAGCTGCACGAGAAGCATTTTATACTGATGATAGCGGACTGGTAATTGGTGTGGAACAGCAAATTATAGAGGATGCTGCAGCTGGGATTCTGGCTCAACAGCGTAGTGCAGAACAAGCATTAGCACTGGCTAGAGCACGTCGTCAGCAGGCAAAATTAGCTGCTAAAACTGAGCTGAGTAATATGGTAGTTGCTGATGCTGTTCGTACCAGTAAGTATATATCAGCAGAACGTCGTGCTGCTGCTAAAGCGATTGATGCCGCCAAAAAGAATGATTATGATTCAGCGCTAAAATATAAAAGATTACAAGCACTTAATCACGCTATGGTTCAGGAAAGCCTTAATATGCGTGCAAAAATCGAACAATACAAAAAATATCTTAAGCGGCAGATGAAAGCTAAAAAGGATACATGGGTAGATGAAAAACATTTTGTGCAAGCTGCGGCACTTATGGAACGGATGGGGTTGAATCATAAAGAGTATAATCCGGAATTTAGAACACAATCATTAGCTGAATATGCTGCAGCAATGCAGAATGAATATGATAATGTTTCCATTGCTGATTGGTTGCTTGATGAAAATAGAACTTTTATTTCTCCGATGCAAACGTTGACTTTTGACCGCTTTGAAGATGTAATAAATGCATTAAAAAATATTAAAGCAATTTCTAAACAGGAAAAATATATAACCTGGTATGGAAAGGCATTAGATTATAAAGAGTTCAAAGATCAGGCGATTGAAAATCTGTTAAAATTGAAAACTAAATGGCAGTCTGGTATTAATTCTAAAGAAAATGTCAAACCACAGCAAAGGCTTGTACGAAGTCTTACTAATACTGACAATTTCTTTGAACGTATGGACGGCTGGAAATATGGATTTTTCAGTAAGCACTTTGGTGAAAGCGTACAAATTGCAGCTAATAAAAAAGCTGTATATACAATGGAATTTGAGGAACGTATTGCTGATGCTACTAAAAAATGGCTGCCTGATAAAAAAGCTGTGGAAGCAGCAGATAAAGAAATTTATTACGAAGCACTTAACGCTAATGTATCAAAACATAATCTTATAAAAATGCTTTTGTATTTGGGCACAGAAAGTAGCTCATATAAATTATGTTCTGTAAGAGAAAAAAGCACATATACAGAATTCTTTAGAGGTTCTGATTTATGGGTTGAAGGTGATGTTGAACTAACTAGAAGCAATTTGCTTGAATTTTTAGGTAATGTTTTAACAGAAGCGGATATCAATTATGCGCAAAAGGTTGTTGATGCCTGCAATGCTCATTGGGACGAAACGTCTGATATGGTAAAACGAATGACCGGATTTTCTCCGGAACGTGTTGATGCATTACCTGCGGAACTTACCTTACGCAATGGTGCCAAAGTTGTTTTTCGTGGTGGATATGTTCCTTTGGTCAGATATTCTGATAGCGGCAGTCATCCTGCGGCATTGGATGCTGTACCGGCAACAAACGATAAACGTTCGGTAAACAGTATTAGAACTTTGCATACTAATACTGGCGGAACTAAAACTCGCGATAAAAGTGTATATCCGTTGGATTTAAGAAAAGGCGCCGAATATTCTGCGGTTATGGATAATATACACGATCTCTGTTATAGAGAGTTGACGACAAGCTTTCGTAAAATAATGAACGATCCTGAAATGTACTCTTTGCTGAAAGAAAAATTAGGTATTGCTAATTTTGAAGCATTTGAAGAATTCTTAAAGAAAACGGCTCAACCTTATGGTAGTGGAGGCTATAGTTCTATAAGCGAAAGAGATGCGGGTGATTGTTTAAGTTGGATTCGCCAAAAGACAGTCAATGTAGCAATAATGCTTAACTTCAAAACTGCTGTTCAAAACTTAGGCAATCCATTGTTATATGGCAATGTTGTTGAAGGCTTTGGTTATAAGGACGTAATGGCTGCTTATGGAAATTTGTTTTTGAATATGCAAAATGGACAAGGCTGGAGAACTACTAGAGATCTTGTCTATTCTAAATCACCTTTTATGAAAGAACGCTCTATAGTTCCCGATATTTCAATGCGTGATATCAAAGATGAAGGTAGAAAGCTAAATCCAGTTGAAAGAATTGCAGTTGAATTTGGTACCAATGTTTTGGTTGCAACAGATAATATTTCTGCTATACCAATTTGGGCTCAGGCATATCAAAAGAAAATCAATGCAGGCGCCAGCGAACAGGAAGCCGTGTTGTTTGCGGAGACTGTTATTAGGCGTACGCTTGGCAGTAGCCGTATTACAGACGTTGCTCCTATTCAGCGTGGCAGCGCACTTATGAAATTATTTACAACATTCCAGGGCTTTTTTAATACGCAGTTTAATCAGTGGCAAAGAGAGTTTGGAATTTTTGGTCGTGAGTGGAGTGCCGGCAGAAAAGCTGAAGCATCTAAGCGAATAGTTGCTTTTGCTGCAGCTAAGTATTTTATGTTTTGCCTGCTGAATTTAGCTCTCGCATTAGAGCCTCCTTTTGAGGAAGATGATGACGGATGGGTAAAATATGGTAAAGAACTTTTGCAATATCCTATGAGTTTGTTAGGGCCTGTTGGACAAGTTGCTAATACTCTTGTTAGCAATATGGTAGGAATGCGAACATACGGTTATAGGATGACTGCTGTACAAGGTGCTTTTGAACAGTTAGAACGTACTGGTGCAAAATTAGGCAAAGTGATTCAAGGAAAGGCCGAATCAGAAGAAGCTGTCGAACCTTTAGCTAATCTTGGTGGCCTTATTGCTGGTGTACCCGCACAGTTCAACAAGTTATTTTTTAATGCTTATGATATTGTTGTAAATGATATGGAACCTCAGTGGGGAGATATTTACAGACGTAGACCCAAAAGAGAACGATAAGAGAACGATAAGAGAACGATAAAAGAACGATAAGAGAACGATAAAAGAACGATAAAAGAACGATAAAAGAAACATACCCCCTCGAATTCGAGGGGGTATGTTTCTTTGTTTCTATTTTGAATTAAACGCAGTATCGATAGAATCTAGTTGACTAAATGTTGCTGGCATGTAGGATACAGACCAAAAAGATACTTTCATATATAAATCTCTTAATAATTCATCATCAAGATAAAAATCATTTAATATCTTTTCTGAAATTATTGAAGTAATTTTATTAGATATATCTTTATCATGTTTCCATAAAACTTCAGAAATAATTTCATTTATCTGTGTGTCTGTAAGCCCTAAAATAGGCATTATTTCGTTATAGAATAAAAAGGCTGAATATTTTGAGCTTGTTAAAACGGATTGATGTAATTTATTTCGTAATATATATTGTGTTAAATTGTAATAATATATAGGAGCTATATATAACAATGCTATATCTGAATTGACTTTATTTTCGATAGAAACAATTGTATCATTAGATAATTTTGAAAGCATTGGGTTTTGTCTATTTATATTATAGTTAAATGAGAGTAGAGATAGCATTAAACCATAAGCTGTTTTATCAACGATATCTTTAGGATTATTGTATTTATCTATTAACGTGTTTCTCAATGGGCTTTTAATATTTAATTGTATTTTTTCTGATTGATTGTTTTTATTTTTTTTGTAAATGATTGCAATTATAATTAATATAATTATTAATATAGCCATATAAAACGCCTCTCTTTTCGTCTTTTTACAATTATAACACATTTATAAATTATTGAAAATAACACTTGACTTTTTGAAACTCAAAAATTATAATTTAATTAGCGAGGTTCATAAAGTGAGGTGAAATGATGTGAGCCCTAGGATAGGAAGGCCAAAACTAGATAATCCTAAGAATATTGATGTTACAGTAAGAATAACATCTGAAATGAATGACAGACTATTAGAATATGCAAAAACGCATAATCAAACAAGAGTTGAAGTCATTCGTAAAGGGATTGAAATAGTTTTGGGTTCAGAAAAAAAATAAGAAACAGCCCCCAGCACGACCAAGCACAAAGGGACTGTTTCAATACCAACCACAAGAGTTGATAAATTTATTATATCATACTCCTGTGGGAATGAATAGGAGCAAGGATATATGAATAACATCAAAAGTTTAAGTTTAGACAGCCGTGAAGTAGCAGTAATGCTTAACAAAAGACATGACCATTTATTGAGAGATATTGATACTTATATTAGCTATTTAGGTCAAAACCCAAAATTGGGTTCTGATGATTTTTTCAAAGAAACATCTTATAAAGCTGGTACTGGCAGACGTTATAAAATCTATCAAATAACCAAGAAAGGCTGTGAGTTTTTAGCTCATAAGCAAACAGGTCGTAAAGGATCGTCGTTTACCGCATCTTATATCAACCGCTTTCATGAAATGGAAGCACAGTTAGGCAAGAAGCCTTGGGTGTCGGTTAAAGCTACTCCCTTGCAGCAAACACTTATTGAGGAAGCTTATAAGCCTACGGTAAAATATTGGAAAGGCGTACCGGTGTTAACTAAGTTAGACGTAGCTATGATTTTAAAGGTTGATGCCTCGTCGATTCAAAATTATATTCGTAGACCGTGGTTTATGACAGAGAATGTAGATTTTTACTTCTTGCGTGGACATGACTTATTCGAGTACCGCAGAGAGAATAAAATCAAGTCTACAATCGCTGCCTTAATAGTATTTACCGAAAGTGGAGTTAGAAAGATATACGAAGCGAGAAATCGAAAATTTACACCTGCTGAATTGTTCCCGGTGAAATCGTCGTGTGAGCCACAAAGACCTATGCTTGTTAATGCGCCTATGAATATAGAGCTGCAGAAGAAGATAAAGGATTTAGAAGGCAAGCTGATTGCTTTGCATGAAGTATTAAATTTATATAACCGTTGTAATACTTCTGAAAAATCTCGTTGTTTTGCGAATACTCTTAATGAGCTGGGGTTACAGATATTCAGTAATATTCGTGCAATTAGCGATGTAAAATTAACTTCATATGATAATTATGAAATTGGCTTCCGTTTGGGAAATATGATGACTAGATAAAATGGGAGGCATATTTTTATGAAAAACGAACTGAAGATTTTTGAAAACAAAGCTTTTGGTAAAGTTAGAGTAATTGAAAGAAATAACGAGCCATGGTTTGTTGGCAAAGATGTAGCAGAAATTCTTGGGTATCAAAATGCAAGTAAAGCACTTTTAGATCATGTAGATGATGATGATAAACTCAATAACGTTTCGTTATCGAGTTTAGGACAACGTGGTGGGTGGCTCATTAACGAAAGTGGATTATACTCATTGATTCTATCTAGTAAACTACCTGCCACAAAACAATTCAAACGCTGGGTAACAAGCGAAATACTTCCTACGATTCGCAAAACTGGATCGTATTCTGTAAATCAGGATATGAAGGCCAAAGAAGTAGAAGCTCGCTTAAATAACAGCCGTGCAAGAGTTGCATCGACATTCCTTAAAGTTGCTCAAATGACTGATCTGCTAGAATATAAACATATATGCCAGCAGAAAGCAGCAGAGGTTTTGAGCGGCGTGCCATTACTACCGATGCAATCTATAAACGAAAATACTTTATCTGCTGATGAGGTCGGCAGAGAACTTGGAATCAGTGGTAATATGGTTGGCAGGATTGCGAATCAGCATAATTTAAAAACTGCCGAATATGGTAAATATTTTTATGACAAATCACGTCATTGTCAAAAACAGGTAGAAACATTTAGATATTATAGGAAGGTAATTCCAGTAATACAAAGTATTATTGATAATAAAAAAGTAGGAGCGTAATATAAAAAATAAGAAACACCCGCCTGCTCGTGGAAAAGTTAGCGAGTGTTTCAACCACCAGCCGAAGCTGATAACAATAGTATAGCAGTTTTCGGCTGGTATATCAAGGAGGATATACCATGAACGGAAACAGGTCGTCGTGTCCTGACGAAGAAAAAAGGGCATTGGAGAAATTTGTCGAAGTTGTAAGAAGCACATCTCAAGAAGAATTTGCAAGAAAATATATAAATGAAGATAGTGATAAAATGACAGAGACAAAAAGCGAGATCTCCACCGCTGATAGAAAAGAAGTAAAAGAACAAATCAAAGGCGGTGTAAATAATGAATAAAGTGCGGAAATCATTTAGGGAGCTGTTGAACAAATTGTCTCCGGCGCAGCTTGAAGAAGTAGCAGCCATAGCATATGAGATAAAGAAAGAACGTGAATCGTCGTCGAAGGTAGTTCGGTTTATGGATAAGTCCAGCCGGCGTTGTTATGATCAGGGGTATAAGCTTGGTCTGATGTTAGGAAATAAATTTTAAAAAGTTTCCGACAAAATGACCTTTAACAAGAGTTAAAATAGTAATGTAAGGTTATTGGATATGAGAGCAGAGGCGATGTAAAAAAATTAAAAATGTATCCGACAAAACCACTATAAAAATGAGTTAAAATAGTATCATAAAGTTAGTTAGAACTTAATAGAAAGCGCTTACTTCGGTAGGCGCTTTTTTATTTGGAAGGAGAGGCGATTTATGGAAAATTTAGTGCAAATCATTGACAGGCAGGTAGTTGTTTCTAGTCGGCAGGTGGCGGAGCATTTTGGGAAACGTCATTCTGATGTAATTAAAGCCGTTGAAAACATATCTTGGATTTGCAGGCAACCGGCGTAAAAGTTCGTTGGTTTGATGAACACCGGTACATAGAACAGGAGTGAAATTATGGATAAAGAGGCTATCATACAAGACCAAATAAACTTACTGTTGGAGGAGCAGAAAAAGGCTGCATCTTTGGACGAGAAGTTAAAGATAGCATCAACTATAGCCAGTATGCTAAATGCTACTGTGGTTAAAGATGCTCCGGCCTCAGCAAAAATATAGGGGGTGAGCATATGACTGTACAGAATACGACAGTTAAAGATATTTATGTTGGTAATGGAGCGACAACGAAATTCCCAATAACATTTCAGATGACGGATCATCCTGAATATATAAAAGTATATATTACAGGTGATGATAGCGTTGCCGTAGAAACGGAGAATTTTTCTGTTGATCTTGGAGCTAAAACAGTTACTTATCCAGCTAATGGCTATCCGCTGCCTGATGGTCATAAAATAACTATTTATCGTGAGCTGCCATTGTATCAGCTAATGAACCTGGTTAATCAAGGTCCGTTTTTTGCAGAGAATATTGAATTGTCTTTTGACGATCTAACTTTTATATGTCAGCAATTAAATGAAAAATTGAATAGGACATTATCTGCTGGTATTGATGTAAGTAATTTTAATAATACTTTTCCGGTAAAGGCTGGAATGAGTTTTAGAATCAATGATGCTGGTGATGGGCTTGTGCTGACGGAGGACCCTGCTAGGGTGTTACCTTTAGCTAAAGATGTATTAGAACAAACGAAACAGGTCAAAGAGAGCGCCGTTAACGAAACAACAAATATTAAAAATACTGCAATCGAAGAGCTGACCGCTATAAAAGATGCTGCAGTAAATGAGACTACGGAAATAAAGGACGAAGCTGTTGCTGCTAAAAATACCGCTGTTGAAGCTGCGGCAACTGCGGCAGAAGATGCTGCGCAGAAAACAGTTGAGAATATTACTGCTGAAATAGATAGTAAAGTCGCTGCTGCCGAGGATTCTAGAAAGGCTGCGGCTCAATCTGCTTCAAGTGCTGCGGATAGTATGAAGGCTGCGCAAACTTCAAAAGAAGCTGCAGAATCAAGTGCTAACAGCGCTTCTAGCTCAGCAACTACAGCTACAGAGCAGGCAGACAGAGCGCAGGGTATTGCTGATAGCTTAGAAGGTTTAGCTGGTATTACTGGTATAGCGACAACAGAGGAAGCTATCGCTGGTATAGTTGATAACAAGGCAATGACGCCGTTAAAGGTAAAAGCAGCAATAGAAGCACAAGTTCCAATTCAAACAATAATTAATTTAATTTATCCTGTTGGTAGTATTTATTGGAGTTCTAATAGTGTTGACCCCGGTAATTTGTTTGGTGGTGTTTGGACACCTATAAAAGACGTTTTTATTTTAACGGCTGGTGACACATATGAAGCTGGGCAAAATGGCGGAGCAGCAACTGTTGTATTAACAGTTGAACAAATCCCATCGCATGACCATACTGCTAGTACGTCTACCGTTGGGGATCATACACACACATTATCTATGCATATGGGTGGTGATAGTGGAACAGTATATGCACGTGCAACTAATGGGGGCATAACTCATATTGCCACAACTAATGGTGCTGGTTCTCATGCACATACTGTATTAATAGATAAAACTGGCGGTGGTATTGCACATAATAATATGCCACCTTATATAGTAAAGTATTGTTGGGAACGGATTGCGTAGGAGGTACATAAATGCAAGATTTAATTATCTACAATGAAAGTCAAATAATTGTCCAATCTGATGGCGAAAAATATCGGGAAACGAAAGAAAATTTTCTTGCTGACTATGGCAAAGAAGTAAATTATCAAACTATTGATTATAATCGGGCAACGCAAGCCTGCTGGTTAAACGGGGAAGCATTTCAAGCGTATCCAAACACAGTATGTGAGGATATTTTGAATAGTATTGATACACTTTTGGAAAAGCAGGCGAAGCGTGAATATATAGTGCCTACCATTGATGAGCTTAAAGCTATTAAGCTGTCAGAGGTAGATGCTTGGACAGCAGATAAAATTACTGGCGGTTTCATATCTGAATGCACCGGTAACCCTGTGAGGTATGATAGCGATAAGGATACTCAGCTTACGATGCAGGGAATTGCACTGAATGTCAGCACAGAACGTTTTGCAAACGAATATCCGTTAGGATGTCCAGTCCGGGGCTATAAAGAAGGGAAAACTGAAAAAACAATACAGTATCTTAACGCTGCTCAGGTATATACCTGGTGTGCTGATTTATCGTCTCATATAGGTGCTTGCAAGCAGCAAGGATGGATTAAACAGGCACAGGTAGAGGCAGCGTTAAGCAAAGAGGATTTGGATGCTATTATATTAGATTAGGCGGTGCAAAGATGGTTGAAATGGCAATGGCCTCAATAACAATCTTTAGCTTTTTATTTGGCATAGTAGGTTTTGTATTTAAGATTTGGATAATAAATCCTTTGTCTACGGCGATAGAGAACCTCCAAAAGACTGTTGACGCTTTAGCTAAGACTATTAATAGGGAACAAGAACGTACAACAGATTTAAAAATAAAATTTGCTGAGATTGATCAGAGGGCAAAATCTGCACATAACAGGATTGATGAAGTTGGTGAACGGCTATTGCTGGTAGAAAACAAATGTAATAACTGTTCATGTAAGGATAAGTGATATTTATGTTTGAGAAAATAAAAAACTTAATAGTAGGTGCTAGAAACAAAGTAGCCTCAATGTCGCCAAAAATAATGGCTGTCATTGTAGGCTATTTTATTGCAGTAGTTTTACTGATACTGACCTATTATGCTGCGTGGATGTATATGTGGTTGTGGCTAGATAAGATTATTATGTCTGACCTGCTGGCGTTGATACGTGAGATCACAGGTCCGGCTATGGTTGCATTTGTGACCTTTGTAGCTACGAGTTTAGTTGATACAGACGGGGACGGTGTCCCTGATAAATTTGAACAGGAGGCAGAGAATAATGGGGGCAGTAACAAAAAGAATCACTTTAGATGAGCTGCGGCAGTTAGCAGCAAGGGCTAGAGGTAATATTGATAAGATCTATCTACACTGGTCAGCTGGTATTTATCACCAGTTTTTTAGTGACTATCACCTAAACATTGACAGCGACGGCGCTGTTATGGCGACAACCGATGATTTAACTGAATATAAGGCTCATACATGGCGGCGCAATTCTAGAGCTATTGGGATTGCTTTAGCGTGCTGTGTAGATGCTGTAGCCTATGCTGATGGTAGTATCGACTTTGGCAACGTGCCACCGACAGAGTTACAGATAGATAGTATGGCGAAAGTTGTAGCTGTATTGTGTGAGGAGCTTGGATTGGACATTAATGCCGATACCGTAATGACACATGCAGAAGCAGCTGATTTAGACGACTACGGACCTGCAACAACCTTTGAAAGATGGGATCTGTGGAAGTTGCCTGATTTACCGGGAGATGGCGTATTAAGACCAGGCGGTGATGTTATTCGTGGTAAGGCGATCTGGTGGCATCATAATTGGTAAAGATTGTATAAGGAGGTGACTAATATGGAAAAACAGCGTATTTTGATTTGGGCTGGTATTGCTCTTGCGATTTTGGTAGGGTGCATTACTTATTACAATCTGTAAGATAAAACCCAGCCACAGAATTAGCCTGTGCGTTGTTTTATCTCCAAAACACTAGAAATATAAGCAGGAGTATAGAAAACGGCGCACAGGTTGATTATATTGAAAATAGAACTATCTTAATGATAATGAAATAGAATTTAAATTGAAAGAAGGGCAGAAAGTGAATGAAGAAAAACAAATCAGGTATAGCAAGTATCTTATTATTAGTTTTGCCCTTATTGCTGTGCTTATCGTTTTCTTTAAATTGTTTTGCGGAGGAACTTCCGGAAACAATAATGATGTCCAGGGAACAGTTCAACGAATTGCAGACGATAATAAACAGACAGGAAAATCTGTTGATAGGGCTATCGAACACGTTGGAATTGCAGCAGATGAACTCGAACGAGCTGAAGAAGCTAATCGAAGAGCAGCGTTTATCTTATCAGAAGATAATGAGCGAGCTAATGCTTGCGCAGGAATCATTGTCGAACTCCAAAAAAACAATAGCAGAGCAAAACAAATCCTTGCAGACGTTGAGCTCTCAAATAAAACAAGAAAAGTCCAGAAGTGAATTAAAGCAGAGACAGAAGGCCTTTTGGGGATTTGCAGGAGGGGTATTAGTAGGAGCGATAGCAGCGAGCAGGTGATTATATGGATACTTGCCGTTTGCAGGCAAGAGATTGGCTTTCGCAGTCCACACGAAAGGAATTTGAAGCAATCATTTCAGAAGCCAAACTAACGCCGCGGCAAATAGAAATTATAGAACTCAAGTTTATTCACGATCTTAAAAACTATCAAATAGCGATGAAAATAGATACGTCAGTGCAAACGGTCGAAAGAGATCTGCAGCAGGCGTATAATTCAGTTAAGAGAGCATTAAAGACAGTCACATAATAGTTGTGGCTGCCTTATTTTTTATGCCCATATTAGGGAATTATGAGGGAATGTTTACGGATTATAAGAGCTGATTTAGGCGACAATATAAGTAAGAAACGGAGGCGATAACAATGTATGTAAATCCTTATGCTCCTGTTAATCCAGCAATGATGGGAGTAACTCAGCAACGTTTAAATAATTATCAAGCTCAAATGCCGCAGATACCGGCATATCAGCAACAGCAGTTTGTTCCACAACCGCCTATGCCCCTGATGATGAAAGGGCGTACAGTTGCAAGTTTAGACGAAGTAAAGGCTGCCCAAATTGATTTAGATGGAAGCCTGACATATTTCCCTTGTCCGGCCGATAATTGTATTTACGCAAAAGCTATTGATATGAATGGTATGCCGGTTATCCAAACTTATAAACTTTCGTTTGAAAAAGAGGCTATACCTAAACGTTATGCCGATGCAGAAGTAGTAGAGGCCCTGCAGCAAAAAGTAAGCTCATTAGAGCGTTATATGAATATGAAAGGGGAGAATATAAATGCAAATGAATCCGTTCACAATGATGCAAATATTCAATCAGCTTCGCAGCAACCCAAACCCGATGGAAGCAATGCAGAAAATGCTGGGGAACAATCCCCTGTTTGGGCGCGCAATGGAAATGGCGCAAGGTAAGTCTCCAGAACAGTTAAAAGAAACTGTTATGAATCTCGCCCAGCAACGTGGTATTGATCCTCAACAGGCTCAACAGCTTTTATCGCAATTTGGTATTAAAATCTGACCGGTGGCCACCAAAGGATTTTAAACAATAAATCTAAAGGAGATGTTCTATATGACTATGGAAGGTACTGGCGTAATGCCTGTATACGATTTGAATAACCGTACCGCAGCAGCAGACGGCGCAGGTTTTGGCGGCGGCTGGATGTGGGTAGTAATGTTATTCTTTCTGCTTGCCTGGGGCGGCGGTGGATTCGGTGGTTTCGGAGGCGGCGCTAATGGTGCTGTAAATACTTTGACTAATGAATTTCTCTATACCAATCTGAATAATACTTTAAATCAAGGTTTTACTCAAGTAGCAAACCAGAGCTTTGGCATTCAAAAAGACTTGTGTCAAGGTTTTAGCGGTGTACAATCTGCTATTGCTGAAAGCCGTTTTGCCGCTCAGCAATGTTGCTGCGAAACCAATCGTAACATTGATGCGGTTCGTGCAGAAAACTACAAGAACACTTGTGAGATCACGACTGCAATTCATGCAGAAGGTGAAGCAACTCGTGCTTTGATTACTGCTAACGTAATGCAGGAATTGCGCGATCAGCTTCAAGCTGCTCAACTACAACTTGGTAACGTTGCTCAAACTACCAACATTATCAACGCAGTACGCCCGTTCCCGCAACCGGCTTATATCACTTGTAGCCCTTATACGGCTATGAATGGCTATGGCTGCAACGGCTGTGGTAACTGCTAATATCCGCTGAATGCGTGACTAAGAAACAGGGGAGCTGTCACGCTTCCCTGTTTTAATTTAAGGAGATGAATTATAAATGGCAACTTGTAATTGCAGAACTATATTGAC